TAATATAATAAATAAGATAAGTAATAATAATAACATAACGACTAACTAAAATGTTTTTGGTTATCCAATACTGGTAATATGGACGCCTTCGCGGCTAACGTTTTCCTTCGTTTGGCTTTTATCTCTCCCAAAGGTGCCAACCAATGGGGCTAAATGGGTCACAAATCCATACGATAATGTCACGGGTGTGATGCATGCGTGACATGGTACCTGAAACCATTTTATTGAGCATGTCCAGGGTCAGGTGCATACTGGACATTTATTTATCAAGCTACTATTCGACAGGGTTACCTATTGTATCTCTTCTTAACTTACGTGGAGGCTTTGTTTGCGATGACATTACGACTTTGGTACTACTACTCGGATTCGCTTCGACTACTTTCTTTTTGGGTTTTTGTTTGGGACGATTGAGTATTGATTTGGACACGTGATCATACGCTTGTTTAAGCATAGGTGCTAGTGCTGTAACTACCATCGGAGCATACTTTATCATTGGTGTTACAAATGATCCCAAGCTATTCATAGCAGCTGGCATGCCATCTTGCATACAATGCGTAGCTCGCGTAGCTGCTTGTATAGCCAATAGATCAAAAGTTGCTGGTACGACGGCGAAGGGCGCGTATGTTGATGATGTAGATATTGACATCTCGTATCCAGAAATACATTTAACGTTAACTGGTGTAGATATATTTTCAAACAATACCCATGACCATGTAAAATCGGAGGGTGCCATGGCGGTTAGACCAGGTTGTGACGCTATGAAGTAAGTTTCGAAATCCATAGAAACACTCGTGACTCTAACGACAGGTGGATAGTCAGTGGTGACTCGATGACTGGTCTGATTAATCTCATAAATAGGTGTTTCTTTATAAGAATTAGTTGGCTGACTCATTCGTTGTATCACAAATGCTCCATCCCTAGCTGTAGTTGAAAAAGCTTTAGGGCTAATCATACTCACTTCTGCACCCGTTTTCGGTAAGTCCCCGATTTCAAGGTTGAGGTAGTTCCGAATAAACGTTTCGGCTCCAACAACGATTTCTTCAGGAGCGTATTCGACATTCGGCCTAAATTGTGCGACGGTGACGATGCCGTTATTTGTAAAGGCTGTGGTGTCGAGTTCGTAGGTGACGGATTGGTAGTTAAGTCTTGAACCGGTGGTGTTGGCGAAGTTGGAGCGGACATCAAAACTTGGATATTTGACGACTCCGAAGTAGTCTCCTCCAGGGACAAAACTTCCATCGACGATGTGACGGTAGAGGATGGGGTATCCTGGTATGGATGTTTGTAAAAAGAGGATTCCTTGAGTTGTTCCTCCCGCTGTTGATGGTGCAATGTCTGTATTAAGTCGATGTTCTTGGAAAATGCTTGGAAGATTGTTCTCATCAGGCATTCCACGGAGGTCAGCGTTTCTTTCAGCAGGTGGGTGTAGATATTTGGATAACCAAGCTGCTCCAGCAGATGTTTCGCATTCGAGATCTTTGTTTCCAAATCTGGCAACTTTGATTGGTGTGTACGGGTCGATTCCTGCATTTGACATACTGGACTATCTGTTAATTTAAATGAAAGGTTTTGTATTTTAATAAGATTGTGTTTAATTTCTTTATGTCTGCTAAAACATTGGTGTTCCCCGCGAGCATTCGTTCAAAGCTTATTTGTTGTTGTACACTTATTCCGAATGCTACTTCAAAATCCGTTCTCGTTTCCGCGGAAATATCACTGGTTGATATTTCATCCTTGTTATTCAAACGAGCGGGGTATTTATCGACAGAGCCTAAAGGTTTGGCGGACGAGCTCTTGGCGATAAATCTTACTGCCCATGCTTGTAGCATAGGCACTCCGGCAGACACTGCTAATTCACAAAGAGATGATCCCAATATATATCTATCAATGCATTTCATATATTTGGAATCGCAATAACAGAACCTAGACATGGTGCGATATGGATCTTTGACCATTCTCCACTCACCGCTCACACGTATAGGTGACGACTGACAGTACGTGATATTTCTGAAGTCGAACGCAAGCGCTTCTAAGCCAGTCTCCATGTTAAAATTCTCAAAATAATTGAGAGGTAACAATTTCTTATGTTCGGCTTCATCGATCACAATAATAGAGTCGTCCCCATTTACGTGTATTCGGTAGTGTTCTATTCCCGATTTCTTGATCCATGTCGTTATCATAGCTAAGTTGAGTGTGGTGTTTCCTTCACTCGTAGTGAATTCTCCAGACAATCTCGTACCCTTCACTTTATATCGTATTCCGTTCTGAGTATATCCTTTATTGTTAAGTTGCATTTTTAGTAACAAGTCTCGAAGATGATCCTGACCTAAAGTTATATTCCAGTAGTAATGCTCTAGTTCCAATAAGGCGCTGGTATAATGGCCGTCGAACTTACTATGATCTAAACATACGGCTACTGGATTTACGAAGGAATTCCACGACCTTAGGATACTATTGGCCATGTCTGTGTTGTTCATCGTCTTCGTAAATATTTCTTTAAGTGGCTGTCCATTGACGTAAGTTATATCGCTGTTCTTTATAGCCTTAGCGTGGTTGATGATGGACCTTCTAAGGAGCAAGAGATATTCATACGAGCGATATTGTATCAATCTAGGTGGTTTCCCATCTTCGACTTTCCCGATTGGTATCTTTTCGAACTTGACAAATGTGCTTGCTTTTGCGTAGTTAACATCTACTATATTTCTCTTGGACAATATAGAGAAAGCCGCTTGTTTATACCTCTTCCTCAAATGTGGACGACACTCCTTGACAGTGTCTTGCAGTGATAATTTCTGCTCGTTCACATGAGGTTTTACGAGGTTAGACATATCAATTAAAGTGTTTTTCAACGCCTTTAATTCCTGGTTGTTAGGGCGATATGCCTCTATATCTCCTATACAATGTCTTCGACACAATGCGTCGAATTCATTACAAGGGCATTTATTCCAGTAGACCTGTTGTTGTAGTCCACTGAAAGCGGCAAATTGTAGGTATTTGGATTGTTTATGCGAGTCGGCAGTACGTACATTAATGACGAGGTCGCCCACTTCTCGATGTTCGAGAATGGCTTGCCCACAGACGGCGTCATGAACTACCAGACAATCCTATATTTGGGGTTTTGAGGGGAGTGTACAATTTACGTAAAAAGGTGACGTCAGGTTGTTAGCAACGTCTTTTACCCTCTGGAATGGTTTCCAGGTTTTACCTAAATTGCCACTTACTGTGGCATTTAGATGCTTCATCGCATCTTGGAAGTCTTCGCGCTTTAGAATCTGCCTAAACACTAGTTCGTCCTCGGATATAAGGAATGAGGACATAACTGAGTAGGCCAACATCTGGTACTGAGCGTTCGACTCGCATGCTCCGTACTTCTTCATTATCCATAGCCTAGCATCTGCAACCATACTTTGTAATGAGCTAGTATCCCTTGGTTTCATGAAATACTTACTCTTTAAAAAGTTGGTCAGTTTGTCGTTCATGCTAAGCCACTTTAGATTCTTTGCGTATTTGTTGACATACTTGCGCTTGAGGAGGATCCGAACCATCCTGTTGGGTTTCATTGGTTCTACGTAAGTTGGATCCTCAAACTCTGGGTAGTCGCCATCGATGTTGTTTGGCAACTCGACTCCCATGTTTAATCCTTCTAATGATTGTGCTCGTTTCTTAGATCTGAGAGTTTTTACTCTCTCTCGGACCTTCTCAGCAGTGTGAGCTATGTCTTCGGCACGTACGAAGTCGTTGTTATTGACCGCGTCTTCGTGCAATTCCTCTAAAGCTTCAAACCGCTGCTCTTCTCGGAGCGTATCATCTAGAAGGGTGAACCTATTCTCGTTGACGGTTACCAGTTCGTCACGAGCCTCCTTAGTGTCAGCCACCTTGACTGGCCGCCTATCCTTGATCTTAGCCGGGTCACGTCGATGTGCAAACATATTTCTAAATCTGCGCAGTACGTACCCATGTCGGTTGTGGGCTCTTTGTGCAGCACCGTTGATGGGGCCCTCTCCATCATCGGGCTCTGGGTCATTACCGG